GCGCCAGTGACGAAGTAGGGTGAGCCTTCAGTCAGCACAAAGCAGCCTTGAGCAACCGGCGCCAGGGCAATGATCTGTTCCGCGACGGTGATGCTGTAGGCAGTCGGCCAGGCGTGCGGTTGGTAGGCTTCCGAGAAATAAACCTCGTTGCCGACGAATCCAGCAAGGAACCCGTTCGGCATGGCAATCAGCCCGGTCAATCCAGAAGGCGGCGGATCGTAAGTCAGCGAAGAGAGACCCTCGCCAAGATTGGCATCTGTCACGTTGTCTGTCGTTGACGTGCCGGTGAACTCCTTGACGAACAGATATGCGCTTCCATCGCTGCGATACAACCGGCGCTTGGTGACGTTGTAGCCCGTCGTCGGCACTGCCGTCATGGCGCTCAGGGTGATCGTGTCTCCGGAGTTCCAGGTTGAGATCGTGACTGGCGGACTCGGTGCGCTTTCTTCATCGATACCGGAGAACACCGAGACATTGGTGTAAACCCATACCCGCGTCGATGAACCCGTTCCGGCCGATGCAGTCGCTGCCGCTACCGGAGCGGGAACCCCCATGTACAACCACGTCTGCGGGTAATCTCCGATTCCTGCTTCAGCCATTGCCGAATCTGTTTTCTTTGGCGCCGAGTCACCTGTGTAGTAGTACCGGCGCTGCGCGGTCAGGTCTGATACCGGGCCTGGAACAATGTCCACATCCGTTAGCCAGGTAAACCACTGCTCAGAACCTGGGTCAAAGTAGATCGTTGCGGTATCGACATCAACCGAGACAGGCGGACTCAGCGCCAGCGGCTTACGCCAGCCGCGCAATGCGCCTGAATGCAGGCGAACATCCAGCGTCGATTGCGCGCCATGTTGCGGCAACTTCTGCGGGTCTGTGCGCGGAGAGAGACCGCCGAAGTGGTCGATGGTGATCGCGGTCACGCCGCACCTTTGACCGAGTTGACGAAGAGGGCGTAGTAGGCTGCCGCACGTTGGGCGGACTGCGCTTCGTCCTCAATGCTCAGGCAGCGATAGAGCACGTAGTTGGTCAGCGCCACCTCGTAGATGTCGTCCAGCGAAATCGTGTCCGTCAGCGCGGCCAGTTTTGCCGGGGGTGCTCCAACGATAACCTCCACCTTGCCACCAGAGACAGCCGGCCAGACGTAGAAAACCTTCGGTTCAGCGGGAGACTGAATGACGTGCTTGACGGACGTACCCACGTCGCTGTGCCAGTCAGGATCAACCGCGTCCATGTCTGGTCGAGTTGTCGCGCGAATCGCCCTGCCGGGTGTCACCCCGTCCGCCGCCATGTTGCGCGGGATGTCGAGTACAGCGTGGCCTTGCGTTACCGTCTGGCGCGTGCCAGCGGCCAGGGTGTGAACATAGCGCAGAGGGGCGATGCGCGGGTTCTGCACCGCCGCATCCACCTGCCCCTCGTTGATCCACTTCAGCGCGTGCGAGTCGAGATAGCGCGTCGCCGTGTCGTCTTGCAGGACGATCCTGGCTCGCTCAACAACTTGGCTTCCGGTAACGGTGCTCATCAGATCGGACTCGGTGAGGTGCGCATCGGTGAACTACCTCTGCTCAGGCCGTCGACCTGCCACTGGGCGATGCCGCAGGCGTGGTCGAAGTCGTGCTGCCGCAGCTGCGCGAGGTTGGGGTCCGTCCAGAGTTTGCCGGGGAGCCGGTGCAGTCGCGCTAGGGCGCCGGCCGCGATCGTCTCCGAATACTGAGAGACCAGCGCGTCCGGCACGGTTACGGCATCGATTGTCGGGCGCACGACAACGCGCGCGGTCAAGGTCTCGATGTCGCCGGGGATCGGTGACAAGCCCAGCAGGCCGGAGGCCGTCAGGTAGAAGTACAGCGGTGCCGACTGGGCGTCGACCGGGCTCGCCGGTAGGCCGTCGGTCAGCGCCTCGGTGCCACGCCAGACGCCTAGCACCTTGCGGGCGACGTAGTCCACCGGCTGCAGTGCGAGGAAAGGATCGTAGGCGGCTTGGGCGGCGACGGTAGTAATCGTCGCGTCTTCGATAACCAATTCGACACGATTACAGAAGTCGATGCAGGCCAGGCGCACCGCCCACTCGATGGCCGGCGCCGGACACCCAATGACGTGCGGGAGGATGTGCGTGTCGAACGCGTCGAGGGCGGCCATGGCTTACTGGTGCCTTACATCATTCATCATCACGCGGATCGCCGCGCGGACTTGGTACACGTTGCCCTTCGGCTGCGTGTTGAAGTGGCGCTGCGCGTATTCGATCAAGGCCGGTCTGTCCATCGCGTCGAGCTGCACCAGGGGCGGGCGTTCCGGTTCCTCTTCGGTCTCGACCTTCTTCGGCGTCGAGACTTCCAGGCCGATGGCCGCTGCGGTCTTGTCGGCGACCTGACCTGCGCTCGCCCAGACGTCGGGGTGCTTCAGTAGACGGGGAGCTACCTCATCCGCGACGAGGTGCTCTTCTTGCTTGCTCACCCAGACGAGATTGGTCCCGTACAGGGGGTCGCGAAAGGGGAGTCGGTTGTCGGGGCCAACAAATTTGATTTTGACTGCCATGCGTTACTCCAGAAAGCCCCGACCCCGAAGGGCCAGGGTTGGTTCAGCACTGCAGGTTAGCGGGCGCCTTCTTGCATGCCGGCCGCAACCAGGGTTGCTACGCCGGCAGCCGGGGTGCCACAAGCAGACAGCTTCAGCTCCAGGAAGCAGTCAACCTTGGTGGTGACCGGTTCGAAGCCCAAGGTGTACAGGCCAGCGGCAAACCCGCCAACAACGGCCAGAGTGGCCGTGGTGCCGGAGCCGCCGATGATCGGCACGGAAGCGCCGTCGACAGCGTTCAACTGCCAGTTGCCCGCCCAGGAGGCGCCGAATGCCGTAGCGATGCGGACATCGACAGCGGTCAGGCGGGTACCGGCCGGGATTTTGCAGAAGCGCAGTTCGTCGGTAGCACCCGGAGTGCCGGAGACTTTGCCGTCGTAAAACGCGGCGCAGCCATCACCCGCGATGATGTTCTTACTGTTCAGATCAGAGGAGGCAAGAGTAGCCATTTTGTTTCTCCAGAAATTGGATCACCCGGCCGGAGCCGGATGATCACGATTAGACGGCGGGTTTCGGAACGACAGTGTCGAGTACCAGGACGCCGTGGTCGGTGGGCACGTTGGTGCCGTCAGCCTGGGCGTACTTGAAGCGAATCTTCGACTTGCCGTTCATGGTGTCCGCTGCCACTTCGAGGTTGCGATCGAAGTTGTACGGACGCTCCATCCAGGACATATAGAAGTCGGATGTCTGATTCTTGCCGTAGACGTTGCCGAGGGCCTGAGCGCCAAGCAGCATCGCGCGGTGAACAACGTGCGTGGTAGACAAGCCGGCAGCGACCGTCGCGTTGGTTTCCGTCGCAGTAGCGGCGTTGGCAGAGGTGATGTATGGCACTGCTTCACTGGCCGCGAACTGGATCGCCAGGCGGTCCATCTTGCGGATCAGGATGCCGTTCCACAGACCGGCTTCGCCAGTGAACAGCGGATGCTTGGAGCCGTAAGACTTACGGTTCCAGGCGTTCTGCAACATGGTGCGCCAGTTGGTGTTGGAGGTGTTGGTCAGGATGCTGTTCCACTGGGCAGCAGTGACGTACAGAACGTACATCGGTTCGTCTTCAGCAGCGGGGTCGTCCATGATCTTGACGGGCTGCATAGGTACGTCCATGTTATCCAGCAGAGCGCGCAGAGAATCTACGTGCTCCAGCTTGAACACGTCGGTAGTCAGGACTGACTGCAACTGCAAGCCACCTTGCGTGAGGCCGCCAACAGCTGCCGTGCCGCCAGCGCCGTTGTTCGCCACGTAATGTCTGTTGTAGCTGGGGGCCAGAACCTGATTGATCATGATGTCGCTGAAGTTGGCATCCGAGGCTGTCGGAACGATCCAGTCCATGCCGGTCTGCGAGCCACGCGCGCCAGCCAGATGAACCAAGCACTGCTGGTCATCCAGGCGGGGGAAGTAGCCTGCGAGCTGAGCCATGGCGAGGCCGCGCAGTTGATGCACGGTGCGCTGCTGGGCCATCTTGCCACCCGCATCGACCACCTTGGTCAGCAGGTTGATCTTGATGTCCATCGAGCTGGAGGTCAGGGCGGTGCCCTTGCCTTCGGCGTTCTGGTCACCGGTGATCGGTTGGCCGCCAATCATGTTGAACATGTCGACGGACACGGCATCGCCGGCGGTCTTGGACAAGTCGGTGACGCGGACGATCGGCATGTCGGGAGCGGTTTGCCCCTTCAGCTTGGCTTCTGCGTCGGATTGTTTGGGGGCGGGGCCGGTCAGCTTGGAAGCCAGGCCGGGTTTGCGTACGGTTTGGGCAAACAGGGCTGCCCCGAAAACCTTACGTGCCAGTGCGGAACCGGCGGGTACTTGGGTTTGACTCATGGTCGAAATCTCCAGCTACGGGAAAGGGCCTGCCATCACGGCGGTCCATCCAGGGATCGGAATAGCGTCTACCTCACGGCAGTCGCGGCTCACTACATATTCATCAGGTACTCGCTGATCTGCTCCGGGGTCATCGACATGAACTTATTGCCCAATGCCGAGGCGGACAGCTGATCAACTTGCTCACTGAAGTTCGTCGCCGGAGGCATGCCGCCGGGGATGTCACCCAGTGAGGGTGCTCTTGTCGGGGCTTTCGCTCCCGCCTTCGGAGGAGTCGGTGCGTCTGGACGCATCACCTTGACCATCTCGGCAACCTTCACGAAGCGTTCAGCCATGGGCTTGTTCGCCCACTCGGGTTTGCTGCGCAGCAGCGCGTCAACTTCGACGGCCTCGGCGAACACATCCGGGTGGTTGGACTGCCACAGCGACAACTCTGGGGTCGCGTCAATTGCTTCCTGAACCGCGTCCTGCACTTTCGCGGCTTCGACCTGCTGTCGGCTTGCTTGCTCGGCCTCGCGTTCCTGGGCAATGCCGACCAGCTGTGCGCGCATGGCGGACAACAGTTCTGCATTCTCCAGAAGGCTCGAAGCCAACTCGGGAAAGTCTTCAGTCAGTGACTCGGCACGCTCTCGCAAGCTGGCTATCTTGGCTTCCATCGCGTCCGTAGATGCGGCGGGTGCCTCGGCGGCCGGTGCCGGTTGCCGGTTCGTCAGGTCGTCCAGCTGAGACTTCAGCAGGTCGTTCTGTCTGGCCAGGTCGGCGGCTT